TCCATCGTCCAGGTCAAGGAGAAACTCTCCAAGTCCGCAGGCGACACGATCTACTTCGAGCTCGTGAACCGACTTCAGGGCGCGGGCAAGAAGAACAACCAGACGCTGCAGGGATTCGAGGAAGATCTGAGCCAGCGTTCCTGGCCGCTCGCCGTCAATCTCTATCGCCACGGCGTCGTGGTGCCGGAGTTTGAGGAGCAGGTGACCGCGATCAGTTTGCGTGAGGCCGCCAAGGCGGTGCTGCAGAGCTGGTCGATGGAGCAGACCCGCGACCGCTTCATCAGCGCACTGGGTCAGAAAGATGCGGTTCTCGCAGGCGCCGGCCAAGGTCCGAACGGCACCGGCAGCACGTCTACGTTTCAGGTGGCCAACGCAACCGCGCTGAATACCTGGACGACCAACAACCGTGACCGCGCGCTCTATGGAATTCTGGTCGCCAATGGTGTTTCGAACGTGTTTGCCACCGCTTTGGCGACCGTGGACAGCACGAACGACAAGCTGTCTTCCTCCATGGTCTCACTCGCCAAACGTCTGGCGAAGGCAGCCACTCCCAAGATCCGTCCCATCAAGGTCAACGGGGATGAGGAATGGTACGTCATGTTCGCCCCATCAACCTGTTTCCGCGATCTCAAGCTCGACACGAATATCATTCAGTCGCGGCAGTACGCCTTGGATCGGGGTACCGACAACCCGCTCTTTACCGATGGCGACATCGTGTGGGACGGCGTGATCGTACGCGAGATCCCGGAGCTGGCGCAGAACACCTGGCTCGCTCAGGGTGCTTCATCGATTGATGTCGGCGAATGTTACCTGTGCGGTGCGCAGGCACTGGGATATGCGCTGGCTCAGCGCTGGAATACACGCACACAGGAGATGGACTACCAGACCAAGCGCGGTGTAGCAATCCAGCAGATCTACGACGTCGGCAAGATCCAGTTCGGAACCGGAGCGACGGACACCACCACGCCGAAGGACAACGGCATTCTGACTATCTTCGCCTCAGCAGTCGCTGACGGTTAATAACCACCACTACGGAGTAATTTCAAAGTGACAGCAGCAACAGTAGCGGTGGCGAACAGCGCCGCGCATTTGGTGCCGAAGCCTTATGAGGCTGGCAGCGTCTCTTATACCTTCAGCGCCACGATCGCAACGACCTCACTCGATGATGTGGGCGATATCGTGGAACTGGGGTACATCCCCGAGAACGTCACTGTTATCGGGTTCATTGTCAGTACCGCATCGCTTGCGGCCTCTGCGTTGGTTTACAAAATCCAACTCGTGGGCGCCTCAACGGTGGATGCGATTACCGGTGTCACCACCGGTTCGGGCGCGGGTTCGGCGTTCTGGGGAATCTCTCCGGCACCCGTCGTCACGGCAGTCCGCACCAAGGTGCAGATCAACATCACCACGGTTGCAACAACTCCGGCGGCGGGATTGTTCAACCTGACAGTGATGTGCACCAACCAGTGAAGGTTGAGCTGATAGGCGATGAGCCGTGGTCCGGTACTTTCCCGGGCTACGGCGCCATCGCGGCCACGAAAGGGTGGAGCAAGGACGTTCCACCGCTGGTTGCCAAGGGACTGATCAATTCCGGGAGGTTCCGTGAGTGTCAACCTTTATCAATTCAAGGAGCGGGTAGCCCGGAAGCTGGGGGTGCTGCCCGTGGGCAACTCACTCTCGGCGGAAGACGCGGTGTTGATCGGGGAGAAGTGCGACGCGATTCAAAAGCAACTCCAGGACTTGGACATCGCGGTCATTGACTTTGCCGACGGCATAGATGACGTGATGGTGGATTCCATTATCGCCATGGTGGCGGCGTTACTGGTCGATGACTTCATGTTAGGCGAGCCCAAGCGCTCCAAGATCGCCACCGAAGGCATCTTGGGGTTGCCCACTACCTCCATGGCAGAGCGGCAGCTGCGGAAGATTCTCTCGCCCACGGTCGTCTCACGGCCAGTCAGGGCTGAGTATTTCTGATGCCGGCCGTCCCCTTTGGAACTCAGAATTACCAGCACGCATCCTTACCCCTCTCATGTCAACGGATGGTGAATTCCTACCTCGAGCCGGCACCGCCCGCCGCTAAAACGGCTGCGGCAGTGGTCGCCTGTTTCGGGATTAAGGACTTCCTGAGCTTCGGCACTGGCCCCATGAGAGGGGCAGAGATCGTCAACAATCTCGGCTACGTCGTCTCGGGAACTCAACTCTACAGCGTGACGGCTGGAGGCCTGGTCACTGCATTGGGCTCAATCCCAGGCGCGGGGCCGGTATTCATCGATGGAGACGGCTCGCACGTCATGGTGACGGTGAACGGCCCTTCCTATCTGTGGGATGGGGCAGTCACCGCACAAATCACGGATCCTGACTTTCCCGGATATGAGTGGGTCGCGTTCCTCGACGGCTATATGGTCGGAGGTCCGGGGGATGGGCGGGTATACGTCAATCACACGGCCTTTGATCCTTCCGGGTGGGATGCGCTGGATTTTGCTTCCGCCGAAGCCGCACCCGATGACGTGGTGGTCGGCATTGTTGATCACCGGGAACTGTTTCTCTTTGGCCGTCAGACAACGGAAGTTTGGTACAACTCAGGTGATCCCGCCTTCCCGTTGAGCCGCACGTCCTCGGGCTTTATGGAGATCGGGACTACGTCCAAGTATGGACCGGCGAAGATCGACAATTCCATCTTCTTCCCCGCTACCGACGGTACGGTCAGACGGGTCAATGGCTATACCCCGGTACGGATCTCGCAGACCGCCATGGAGCAGGCCATTGCGAAGTACGCCGCCCAGGAATGCGTTGGGAGTACGTGGATTGAGAATGGCCATTCCATGTATGGGCTGACCTACAACGAGGCCACGTGGGTTTACGATGTGTCAACCCAGCTTTGGCATGAGCGGCAGTCCTACGGATATTCGAACTGGCGCGCGGCCTTCGTGCTCCGGGGGAACAACACGACCTACGTGGGCGATCGTACCTCGAACAAACTCGGGATTCTGGACGCCGGCACGTTCACTGAGTGGGGCGATACCCTGGTGTCTCAGGTTGCCGCCCCCGCGATTGCACAGGACAACCTGCTCATCCCGCATGCATCCCTCGAGCTCGTCTTCGAACAGGGCGTGGGAACTACGGGGCAGGGCGAAGATCCCCGAGTCATGCTGGATTGGTCGGATGACGGTGGACGTACATGGTCGAATGAGATCTGGCGTCAGTTGGGTAAGGCCGGAGACTTTCGCCGTGCTGCTTTGTTTAACCGGCTGGGGCAGTCTCGAGATCGTGTGTATCGGTACAAGGTATCAGATCCCGTCCGGCGCACATTGATACAGGCGATCCTGAAGAATGCCGCTTAAGCCGCCTGGGTTTCCGCCGGTCAACCAAGCAGACTGGGATCGATGGACGAGGTCAACCGCAGTGGTGCCAGATGACAACTCCGTCACCATCACGAAGTTGGCGGACAAGGTTGTCACTAACCCAAAGTTGCGCGACAGTATTCCCACTAGCGTCATTGGGCGTGTTACTAATACGCCAGGAACGCCCGCGGACATCGGCGCGACGACGGATGATACGTTCTTCGTACGCCGTGCCGGGGCATTGGGGTTTGGAGCGCTGGCGGACACGGATATTCCGTCAACTATCGCGCGCGATTCCGAAGTGACCACGGCCATTACTGCAGCCCTTGCCGCCGCATTCGCAACGGGCACGTACACGCCGACGCTCACGAACGTGACCAATCTGGATACTTCGGGAGCCAATCTCTGCGCCTACACGAGAATTGGAAGCGTGGTGACGGTGTCAGGCCGGGTGGATCTGGACCCCACGGCCGCAGGCGCGGTGGAATTGGGTATCTCGCTCCCCATCGCGTCGAACTTCACGGACAACAAGCAGTGCTCGGGCATCGCCTTTTGCAACACCGTGGCTGGTCAGGGAGCGGCGATACTGAGTGATCTCACGAATGATCGCGCGAGCCTGCAATTCATGGCGGTGGACACGAGTAACCGGGTCATGATGTTTGTCTTTCAGTATCAGGTCGTATGAACGAAGCAACAGCGCAAGCGATTCTCGAAGAACTCAAGAAGTTGAATGCCGGCGTCGCTCAGATGCTGTGCTACCAAAGGATGATGGCCGATGCCAAACGACGCCCCTATCCCCCAGTGGGACCAGCTGCCGGGTTTGACTTGGACGGAAAAGGTGGCGGCACTAACGGATCAGTTTCTCACGCTGGAGCAAACGCAGTGCCCTCTGAAACATCTTTTTGAGGGCAATCTGTACATCCGCGAGATTCGCATTCCAGTCGGGACGCTGCTGACGGGCCGCGTTCACAGGCATGGCCACGTCTGCCAGTTACTGGAAGGTTCGGTTGTTCTCGTCCAGCGGGACGGAAGTAGGGATGCTTTCCAATCGCCGT